TAGACAGCTTTAGGGGCCGCAAACGCCAACTCTATGCCAACGCTTTAGCCTCATTGGATTCAGCACCCTTTAGGCAGAAGGATAGTTATGTTAAGGTTTTTATCAAGTATGAGAAGACTTTGTTTTCTCATCTTAAAGAACCTGTGCCACGTGTGATTTCTCCGAGATCACCTCGTTTTAATATTGAAGTTGGCCGGTACATACGGCCAATAGAGGAGAAAATTTTTAAGGTTATAGCAAATGTTTATGGTTTGCAAACAGTGATGAAGGGTTTAAATGCAGTACAACAAGCGCACCAACTCAGGTTGAAGTGGGATTCTTTTAAGAAGCCCATTGCTATTGGGCTGGATGCGTCGCGGTTCGATCAACATGTGTCTGTGCCCGCTTTGCAGTTCTGTCATGATTTTTATTGTGGCATGTTCCGTTATAGTAAGCATAGACAGAAGTTGCGTTACCTTTTAAACATGACTTTACGCAATAAGTGCTTTGGCAATGTTATTGGAGGCGACCTGCGTTATACTGTTGATGGCAGGCGCATGAGTGGTGATATGGACACGTCTTTAGGTAATTGCCTTTTAATGTGTGCCATGTTGTATAGTTACTCCAAGTTTGTTGGGGTAAACATTCATCTTGCTAACAACGGTGACGATTGTGTCGTCTTCATGGAAGCCGGGGATTACTCCCGGTTTATTGGAATTTTCCATTCATGGTTTTTGAATATGGGGTTCAACATTATTGTTGAAGAGCCCGTTCTTGATTTTGAGCGGATTGTTTTTTGCCAAACGCAGCCAGTTTATTGCGGGCCTGGTGCCTTTGATTATGTTATGGTTCGCGATCCTCGCGTGTCGCTTCAAAAGGATTGTGTTAGCATCAATCCCCTTGATGTGCCTAGCGAGCTTTTTGGTTGGATTAATGCGGTAGGGTTGGGAGGGCTAGCTCTCACCTCTGGTATCCCCTGTTGGCAGTCTTTTTACCAAATGTATGTTCGATCATCTTTTGGTAAGAGGCTGTCCAAGAAGGACACCGGGTGGGGATGGGGTGTTAGAATGCTGGCTAATGGCATGGAAGCAAACGTGCGCTCGCCTCTTGCGCGTACACGTGCTAGCTTCTTTGTCGCGTTCGGCATCTCGCCTGATGAACAACTCTGCATCGAGAAGTATTATGCTTCTCTAACGGTCGTCTGGGAGGACGGCCCTGGCATACGCGAGTATGTGCAGTTACCCTTTTGAGTTTCACGTTACACCTAACGTTAAAGGTGGGGTGGAAGCCGTTTCCATTGGGTTATGGGGTGTAATATATCCAAAACGTTTTGCTTTGCATGTAAATATTTACGTACCAAGTTGGTAACAACGGAGTGTCGAGAGACTGCACGGAATACCCTAGTGGTTTCCCCATGATGTACAGTCCCCTGCGGGCGGGGGATCCAATACATGCCTCCGAAAAATAAAAATAAAAAGAAACAGCCTAAGGCTAAGAAGAATGCCACAAGTAATTCCAAGAACGAATTGGCTCAAATCACTAAGCTCCTTAAGGATATGGGAAAGCCCAGTTCCCAGGTCACTGACCTGGGTCGTATGCTGCTTGGCGGTGGTAACGCTGTTGGTGGTATGTTTGGATTTCCTAAAATTTTTGGTTCTGGTTCTTATTCTTTAGAGTCTAACACACTCTGGAGTGCTAGTCAACAGGTACCAATTATGCATAGTGCTAATGAGTCAGTTCGGTTTAGACATCGCGAATATATTTCTGATATAGCTATCGCGGGTCCTACCTTCACGGTTAATTCCTACCCAGTTAATCCTGGTTGGGTGGCCACATTCCCTTTTTTGTCTGCTATTGCAGCCAATTTTCAGGAGTATTCGTTCAAGGGTTTGGTTTTTGAGTATAAGTCCACTAGTGCCACCGCTATTGTGTCTGGCACTAACACTGCTATGGGCAGTGTTATGCTGGCAGCACAGTACCGGTCAGATGCGCCTGCGTTCATAAGTAAGACTCAGATGTTGAACGAGATGTGGTCAGTTGATACTGTACCTTCTTGTGATGTTGTCTTGCCTATTGAATGCGCACCTGGTGAATCTCCAATGTCTAATCAGTATGTGAGGACTGCCACACTAACCTCAGGTGACATTAAGTTGTATGACCTTTGTAGTGTGGCAGTTGCAACTGCTGGTGGTCAAACTGGTCAAACTAATGTGGTTGGTGAGTTGTGGGTGTCTTATGATATTGAGTTACGTAAGCCCGCGCTGGCGTTGGGCTCAGTAACCAATCAAACTCCCACTGCC